CCCTCGGCACCTTTCGGATAGATCCCGTGTGCGGTGTTCGGACCCCAAACGATCAACCAGATCGAAGTCTGATACGCACCGCTGGCCGCACCGTGAGTATCAATACAGTTGTATGCTGTAATGGTGCTCAGATTTGCTCCGTACTGTGGGTAACGGGGCATCAGACCGGTGAACCGCTCCGGATTCGTGTTCTGGTTGCCATAGAAAATGGTGGTGGCCATAGTCTGGTTCATGGCCTCGAGGAAAGCGTTATCCTCTGACAGCCGCCACGCTGCCGTGTTGCCGTTCAGGTCCGCAAGGGCCTTGTCAACCTCGGCATACGCCTCCAGCATCCCACAGGTATCGGTTACCTGAGATGTGATGGATTTGCTGGGCTGGATGCCGTAGTTAAGCAGGCGCCAGGCGACCGTTGGCAGTCCTGTCCGTATGGTCGATTTGTGACCAGTGGGCAGGTTCCCCTCGACAACATGCATATCATCGAGAATCGTGTTGGTCCGCTTCATCAGCTCGATGATGCCGCTTATCTTGTTGTCGGGGCCTAATCTGGATGCTATATCCAGATAGGTTACGAGAGTTCCAATGGTAGGCATTTCCTACCTCCGATTGGACTACTCCTGGAACTATTGGCCTTCCTTCGGAGGGTACACGACTGCGGCGATCTCTTCGTCCGACCGCTGGCCTACAGTACCGGTCTCAAGATGTTCTCCTCGGGAGCCGTCTACGAACTCGTGTTCTTTTACTCGTTTCCCAAGTTCGATACATTTCTCGATGAACTCAGGATCGTTACCAATTCCCGATTTTGCGAGTAGAACAGAGATGTGCGGTGTGCGTATTAGATTGAATCCGCGCTCCATGTAGGACATCTCGGCGTCGTAACCAACTCCATGCTTTTGCCGCAGATAGTCCACAGTTTCTTTCTCTGTTGCCTTCACGATTTTCTGTGCATTCACGAACTGCTCGCCGATAGTCTTCATGTACCACTGATGGATCGTATTTACCTGTGTGTCGTTCAGCTCGGCGGTATGGACGATTTGCAAGAAATCTTTCTGCATCGCCTCGTCTATCAGGAGTCCCTCCGGCAATTCGGCCTTTTCCAGTTTGTAGTCTTCTGGTTTTTCTGGCACGCCGATCGCTTTGCGATAGCGTACCTTTTCCTCCTCGGTCGCCTTCTCGTTAGGAACACTGACAGCTTGACTTTGCTTCTTTTCCAGCTCTGCATACGACCTTACGAGATCCGGTATCCCTTTCTCGAACTTGGATACGGCCTTGATCAGATCTGCATCCGCCTTCTGTTCAGTAGTCATCCCGTTCATCCATGCGTGGGGCAACTCTAGAGTCACACTCTCCGTCAACGACGTGGTGCCTTCGCCCTCGCCGGTGAGGAGGGAACCCCCCTTTGCCGCGTTTTCTACGGCAGCCGCGTTATCCTTGTCGGGCGCGGTAGCCTGTTGATCGCTCATACTTACTCCTTCTGTTTTAACAGGGCCTCCATGACCCTGTAGATTGAATCCTCCCCGAAATATCGGAGAAGAAACTTCGCATAGTTGTTAAGAGCCTGATGCTCTTCAGTCTCGGCTCTACGGAAGAAATAGAGGTTCTCGAAGATGACATGAAACACAATCTGGCCGTCTTCGGTCACCGCCACATTGCCGAACGCTTCCTTGATCCGTTGCGCACGGTCTTCTTCCGAGAGTTCGCCCAGCCATTCAAGCACCATCAGATGCTTACGCCGGGATCTCTTCCCAGTTCATCGAGAAGAAACCGTGGACCACTGTGAGCGTGTAGATGAATATGAACCCGCCCGCGGGAATGATGATCGAACCATCCAGGTCTAAGATCATCGGAGTGGTCGAGGGTAACGCTGCGGCAGTGAAAGCGCCGAAACATTGCGTGATCACCCGCAGTAAGCCATCGCCGGCACCGGCGGGAAGCGTACAAGCAGCATCCGCCAGACCGGTTGCGGCTACTCCGTTACCCAGCATCGCGGAGTATGTGGCCAACGCCGTTGTATGCGTCGCAACGCCCGCTGCCGCATATCCTCCGCCAATCGCCATATTCGCTTCGGCCGCCGGAGCGAGACATAGAGCAATACCGATCTGGCGCGGAACCAGCAACTTCGTATTGCCCGCGGGATTTGACAGACAAAATCCTGTATATGTCGCTGCCAGCGCTATCGTGGTTGTGGTATCTGCCTGACTGGCGGCATGAAACAGGTTTAACCGCAGTGCCTGCTCATACATCTTGCCATGGAGCTGACTCACGCATCGCTCTCCCTGTTGACCGACTCGCTCTATCAGCGTCGGGATCCCATCGGGAAGTTTCATGCCGGAAGGAGCTCCAGCCATCAATACATTTTCACCCATCTTTTTCCTCCTGCTCTTACAGAGCAAATTGGTTTACTGCCAACGGCAGCATTTATGGTCCCGGTGTGACCCGCGACCTCTTTCTCTGTTGCGTGGCGGCCTTGCCGATACCCGCTAACATGGAATCCGACTTAACCGGTTCGTTGAGCTTTTGTGCGTTCTGTGCAAGGAGCTCCTGTTGTGCCATGGCAACCGCTTCCTGCTCTTTTCTGGCCGCCTCTTCCAAGCGGATCCTCCGGACCTCCGTAACCTGTGGACGTTCCCGGATCACCTTCTGTGGCATCGCCTTAGCGTCCAAACCGATACGCATGAGCTCATCGGCATCAACATTATCCAGGCTCTCGGGGAACATATCTCCCAATCCCTGAATGAACAGCATCCCTGTATCGATACCCTGGGTCTGATGATATTTCTTGGTTTGGAGTGCAAGAGGCCCCTGGAACTCAATATGGATTCTTCCGCCCTGTGATAAATCCGGGGGCGGGAAGGGTATCAGGCCGTTGTGATCGCAAATTTGAAAAGTCCTCTTGATCAGCGGTATCAGGCATTCGCTGTTCAGCCGGCCGATCATCGGACCCTGAACCGTAGCTTTCTCGCCCTGCCTCTCTCGGATCTCGGTAGCGGTATAAGGCCCACCCTCCAGCTGCTCCATCAGCAAGAACATCTTTGTGCGGAATGAATTGCGGATCTGTTCCTTGATTTCCTCTTCCTGGTCTTTGGTCAGGGGATAGTTCTGTGCTAGGTTTATAGGAAAAATCATTTCATCCGGTTTGGTGTAATAGTTGTATCCTCGAGGTACTATCCGCTCCATGCCTTTCATGGCCGCCGGAACATTCAGCGGAGGCATTCCACCCAACTGTACGATTTCCAGGTTTGTCTTACTTACCTGGTTGAGACGGAGAATATCCTGGATTGCGTCGGTCGCTGGTGAGCGCCCGTAGATCTCATCGCTGTTTTTCCTCCACCTCCAGACGAGATAGGGGAACGTGTCGTATCCGCCTTCATCGATGAACTTATTCTCGTTAAACTGAGAATCGATATAGAGGGACGCCCAGGATTTGTTTAATGAATCTACCTTACCAGGGTCACGCTCGGCGCGGGGGAAACAGGCGTGAATGATCTTCGCTTTACCGAAAGGATCTGTCTCAACTCTTTCTTTACGTGCGATCGATAGTTTTTTCCCCCAGGTCTGCATCGCCTGCCGGTTGGTCATCATGAACTCTCGATATAAGGTGTCCACCATTCCGTTCTTGCCCTCGGCGAGATAACATTCTTTCATGTGCCGGGTGGAAAACAGGATCCGCCTGGAGCTCACGTCATCGTCTACCAGCATCACGGCAGTGCCGATCGAGGCCGCATCGAGAAAGAACTCACTCATCGCTTCATAGAAGTTTGACCGTGCAAACTCGGCATACAGAACATCTTCGACCTCCTCGAGCCAGTCCGGTACCCAGGGGATATCGTTCTGTCGACGGTCTTCCATCGTCAGACGCAACCACCGCAGGTTAGCAGAGACAAGGTTTCCTAGTGTTCCATCCACCAGGAGCTGCAGCTCTGTGAGTGCTGTTCCGTCGTATAGTTTCTGTACTGGCTTCTTCCCTGGCGTGGCCTCAAGATCCCAGAAGCTACGCCGCGGTAGTACGTAATCGGTGACTTCTTTCCAAAGAGGTTCATAAGGCTTGCGTGTCTGCTTGAGAGTACCGAGCCGTTTTACTACATCATCAACCTTGAGTGGCATCAGAACGTCACCTTTGCTTTTTTCGTACCGTACATCTGTTCTTCGAGGGGAACGCGTGGCTTAGAAGGAGCTGTGATAAAAGATTCCGATCTGGTAGCGGGGCGGGTGAGTAAGGTCTGATCGGCTCCGGAAAACAAAGAAAGCACAAGCTGGCGAGCCTTATCATCGG